ATCGGAGCCCTCGGCCTGCTGGGGGTCTACGTGCTCATGCCACGTGACCCTGAAGCCGACCGTGAGATCGAGGAGCTGGACAAGTGGCTGGACGAACACCCCGAGTGAAGCTGCCATCCGGCTACCGGGACAACATCTCGTGGCTCGACGACCCGTGGTACACGGCTAGGATCGTCGGGACCTTCCTGCTGGTGACCTTCGGCGTCGCCCTGATCGTCTACGCCGCCACGCACGAGGTGGAAGTGCCCGTCACTGGCACCAAGCTGATCATGGTGCCCGTAGAGGCCGAAGTGACGCCACCGACGCCAGTGCCGGCTCTGGTCGCAACTGCCAGCCCGAGCCCGGAAGCGACGCAAGTGCCGTCTCCGACCGAGAGCGCCACGCCGGTCAGTCCGGACGCTCAGGAGCGCAGGACCCCGGTTCCGCAGCCTGCAGCGAATGACACGCCCTCGACACCCGGTACAACGCCGAGGCCTACTCCGTTGCACCCGCCGACGCCGACTCCAAGGCCGGTTGCATCGCCGACACCAGTGCCGACGATAGCGCCGACTCCAGTGCCGACGATAGCTCCGACACCGGTGCCAACACCTGACCCGACGCCGGAACCCACACCTGAGCCAACCCCTGAGCCGACTCCGGATCCAACGCCTGCCCCGACTCCTGAGCCCACACCGGAACCAACTCCTGAGCCGACACCAGAACCCACCTCCGTGCCTACCGAGACGCCTACAGTAGCGCCATGAGCTACACACTCGAGGAGGTCTCCGAGCGCACCGGCAAGACGCAGGAGAACCTTCGCAAACTGATCCAGCGTGGCCGGTTGCGAGCCGAGAAGGAGGGCGTCCGGACGTTCGTGTCGCAGGAGGCCCTCGAGGACTTCGTCGGCTCCGAGCTGATGGATGACGCCGCTGACGAGGTCCGCATCGGCAACCACGAGGAAGCCGGCCGTCTGCTGGCCCAGCTCCCCACGCGGATCAAGCAGGCCATCAGCAACGTCGCCACGGCCAAGCGTGTGTCGGTAGGGCCCGCCACGAGCGCGAACCTTCCGCCCGGGACCAAGATCACTGGCAAGCCCGGGATCCCGTATCTCGCCGGGTCGCCCACTCCGGAGTATCGGCCGGCCCCCAAGCCCGGCAAGAAGAAGTGACCAAGGAGGGCGTATGGACGTTCCAGCCTAGAGACTGGCGTGACGCCTGCTTCAGGCTCGAGATGATGGAGCTGGTAGCTCAGTACTCGCTCGACGGCAGAGGACCGCTGAAGATGCGGATCGTGACCCCAGTGACGCCTCCGCCGGTGTTGCTGCCCACGCGCTGGGGCGGCATCCTGTATGGCCCCGACGGCAAGCCCATGAAGGAGACTTAGGATGGAAACGGACCCCAACGAGACCCCCACCGATCCCAACGAGACGCCTCAGGAGCCGGTCGGCAAGGTGACGGCGAGCTACCTCGTCCGCATCCACCTTCGACAGGGCGAGATGTACGTCAAGGACCTCGAGGAGATCATCCAGCGGGCCATCTACGCCCACAACTTGGTCAACTCCTCGGTGAGCGCCGAGCGGATCGACAAGTGAACCGCGACAACGTCATCGAGGGCCGTCATATCGACCGCCACCCGATGTCCGACCGGATGGGCCTCGCGGTGTTCGCCAAGGGCACCACGGTCATCGCCGGGCAGGCCTCGATCGCCGGTACGATCAAGACGCCAGAGGGCGACATGCGCTTTCAGGCCGGCGACTACATCGTGAGCGACAACCCTCCGACGCACGTGTGGCCTGTCCGCCAGCAGGTCTTCGAGGCGACCTACAACAAGCTCCACGACCTCGAGGAGGGCCAGATCCCGACGTCTGAGCCGGTCACGATCGAAGAGCCCGCCCTGTCAGCACCGCCGGCCGACGTGGTGCAGGTCAAGGCCGACGAGATCGGCATGGACCGAGCTGGCGCTGAGGACGCGAAAGTGCCCAACACGTCCAAGCCGTCCCAAGTGGCACCAACGGCCCCAACGGGCAGTAAGGGCGACAAGTCGAACAAGAACGTCCCCGGTGCCAAGGCGGCACCCAAGGCCGCTCCACCACGTCCGGGCATCGCCGACAGCTCATCCCTGAAGCTCGAATGAGGGAGGACTTGGAAACCGCCCTCAAGGACTTCGAGGGCGAGGGCATCGCCCTGCTCGAGCCACGTGACTTCTACGACCAGTTCGTCATCGGTCTGGCGCAGCGCTTCAACCAGCACTTCGTCATCTACGACAAGGACGCCCTGATCGCTGGTCTGGTCAAGCAGGCCATGGATGATGGCGACGAGGACAACCTGCTCGACGCCGAAACGGGTGCGATCGAGCACTTCGAATACAACATCGTCGGTTCGTGGGTCGGAGACGGCACGCCGGCGTTCCTGACCAAGTACGAGGGAGAAGATGAAGGACCTAGTGATCCGTTGGCGACAGAACAGCTTCCTCGCAACGGACAGGACGCTGGCTGACGACTTGGCCGACAACCCCAAGCCGCCGGATCCCGCCCCGCACATCCACTTCCACGAGCACGGGCGCGAGGGTCGGCACGCACACGAGCACACCCATCTGGCCGGCGATCGGCACCCGCACTCGACCCAGACATGAGCTTCTGGTCTGCCGGCGCTCACTGCCCGATCGAGGGCTGCCACTTCGCCTTCGGCGTCGAGTCAGACGATGAGGCTGAGCTGGACATCATCGGGGCCATCGTCATGGAGGCGCACTCGCAGCGATCGCATGACGGCGCTCCGGTGACCGTCGGCAGCTACCAGATCGCGCCGAAGATGCAGGCGATCGACGAGGACGAGATCGAGGCAGGGGAACGGCCCCGCCTCATCAACTAGAGGAGACGTGAATGGCACGCGGAGACTTCTTCAAGGTGACCTACCGGACAGGAGCCGGTACCGACGACAGCATCATCGCGGCCCACGGTGTAGGCCACAACGTCGACGCCGCAGGCTTCGAGGGACGGGCTGAGTTCATCACCGTCACCGTGTTCGATCGGACCAACCAGCCCGTCGAGGTCGCCCGCTTCGCTCGGAGCGAGGTCGTGGCGGTGGTGCAGGGTCACCAGACCATGACGCGCACCCGGGCCAAGAAGTGACCGCCCTGTTCGACAGGCCGCACCCGGCGCACCGAGGCGACGAGTCGGTCATGTGGTTTGGGACGCTCCTCGACGGCGACCTGTACGTGATCTATGCCAACGCCAACGGGCGGATCAGCGTGTGTCCTGCCAGCGAGATAACCGCTGACGTACGCTACGTCGCCGACCTGTCGAAGGTCGCCGGTAGCGGACGCACAGGTGCCGGCTGGGTCGACCTCGAGGATCTGACGCCGAAGCCAGACGCCGTGGTCGACCTCGGCGACCACATGACGCCCCAGAAGCTCGAGGAGATCGGTGGGCCAGAGGAGCTTGCCCAGAAGGCCGCCAAGGCCCTGATCGAGGGCAAGGACTACATCACCGATCGTGAAGGCCACAAGTACGACGTCAACACCCTGCGAGAGATCCCCGACTAGACAGCGTGCGGTAGCATCCGCGACGAGACTCTCTCATGGGGTGCTCAGGGGCGGTTGGGAGGGCGGAGCGATCCGCCCTCTCACCATAGGTGGGACATGACGACTCTCAAGTACGACTACACCGCGATGCGCACCCGCTTCGTCTCGGCTGAGCCCGAGATGTCGGTCACCGCCGTGGCGGAGGAGTTCGGCGTCGTACCGACGGCCATCTCGACGATCACCCGCCGCGCCAAGGCCGAGGGCTGGCACGACCTGCGCGAGAAGCGGATCCAGAGGGTCGACCAGAAGCTCGTCGACGGCATCGCCGACCGGGAGGCCACCCGCCGTCTGCGACGCATGGCTGTCGAGGACAACGCCCTCGAGGCGATCGACGAGGCCATCACCAAGATGCGCGCCGACATGAAGCGGACCAAGAAGGAGAAGGACCCGGAAACGCAGGAGTACATCGAGGTCCCTGCTGTAACGTACCGCCCGGAACAGGTCGTCCAGCTCATGGACCGCATCAAGGGGCTCTTCGATGGCACTGCCCCAGCAGGGGACTCCACCACGAACCTCACGCAGGTCAACTTCGGAGACTTTGACCCAAGCCGGGAAGATCATCGTGCCCTCGCGGCCCAGATCGTCGAACACACTCGAGGAGCTGGCGGACCTTCCCGACGATCAGCGGGAAGCTCTCCGCTCCCAGATGCTCCGGGCACTGTCGAAGACGAATGGCCCTGAGGGCGTCCTCGCTCTCGGCGAGCTGACGCAGGGATACGTCCCGCAGCCGCATCACGCCGAGCTGATCAAACTGGCGCTCGACGCCATCTACACCCGGACCCACACGCTCATCCTCGAGCCCGCCGGCGCGGCCAAGACGACGTGGGGCGACACCATCCTGCTGAGCTGGCTCGTCGGCATGTTCCGCAACGTCCGGGTGGGCCTATTCAGCCAGACGGCCGAGTTCAGCGAGGCGTTCTCGGGCGCGATCATGGGGATGATCGAGGGCAACGACGAATATCGGGCGGTATTCGGCGACCTGATGCCTGTTGGGCGCGGAAAGTGGACGATCAAGGGATGGCACGCGCGAGGGTCGCGCTGGGTCGAGTCGAAGGACTTCACGCTGTTCGCCGGCGGCACGGGCGGTCAGGTCGCCTCGAAGCGCTTCGATGTCCTGCTGTGCGACGACATCTTGGGCGAGGAGAACACGCTCACCCCTGAGCAGCGCGAGAAGGTCCAGACGTGGTTCATCAAGTCGCTCTTCCCGCGCCTCGTGTCGAACGGCGTGTGCATCGCCTTCGGCACGCGCTGGGCTGAGGACGACCTGTACGCCACGATGATGAAGCCCAAGGACGAAGGCGGGATGGGCTTCAAGACGATCGTCAAGAGCGCGGTCGTCGACGTCGAGACCAACGAGCCGGTCGACTTTGACGAGACGCCCCGAGAGCGTTGGCGCAGCTACTGGGAGTCGGTCTGGCCGCTGGAAACCCTGCTCGAGCGCCGAGGCATGAACGCCGCCCAGTTCGACTGCACCTACCAGAACAACATCGAGGGCCTCGTTTCGGGCGATACCTTCCAGAAGGTCTGGTTCCGCTGGTACGGCACCCCTGACGGTGATCCGGATGAGGAGCTGCCGACGGACGCGACCTACACCAAGCGGATGGGCGTGGACCTCGCGTCGTCGGTCAAGACGCGCGCCGACTGGACAGCCCGGGTGACTACCGCTGAGCAGTGGAACACCGGCGACTTCTACGTCATGCAGGCGTACCGCGACAAGATCCCGGCAGGGCACGACGAGTTCATCGATCAGGGCTACCAGCAGATCCCGGGCATCGGCCTCGTCATCTGCGAGAACCAAGCGTTCCAGAGCACCGTCATCACCACGGTCATGAACGAGAAGCCCCACATCCCGATCGTCGGGCGCAAGACCGATACCGACAAGCGTACCCGCGCGAAGGGCGTCGCCGAGAAGTTCAAGTACGGCAAGGTCTACCTGCACCGGTCCCTGAAGGACTCGTGGTTCGAGCGCGAGCTGCTCGCCTTCGACGGCGTCAGGGGCCACGACGACGGTGTCGACGGGCTCGGTTTCAGCATGGAGCTGATGGGCGGAAGCTTCTTCTTCGGGGCTGTGCCGTCTAGGTAGCCGTGTATAGTGCGCGCCATGGCGGAGATCGAGTTCGCTGACGGCGTCCGCACGGTCGACGACGTCTACGTCGAACCGATCATGAAGGTGACCGATGGGGCACCGGAGCGTCATCCGTTCCAGCCGGTGATGGACCGTATGGCGACCTACTTCGGGGACAAGATCGTCCGCGAGACGGTCGACGACATGGTCAAGGAGCACCTCCGCCAGTGGGGCTGATCGGTCAGCAGCTCAGTCGTGCCGTACCCGTCCAGCGCGCTCGCACAGGAGCAGCGTCGACGGCTGCCATGTCCGCGACCGCGTCAGGCCTCACCGCCAATCGCCGGGAGCGCCCGTCCGGAGCGCAGCTCTATCGAAGCTGGGCCGTCCACGGCGAGCTGGTGCGCGCCGCCCTCGACGTGAAGATCGGCCAGCTCACCAAGGCCGAGTGGGACCTCGTGCCGTTCGACCGGACAGGCCGGACGCCTGACGTCGGGCTGATGAACAGGATGAAAGAGATCCTGATGCAGCCCAACCCGGGCGAGGACGGGCTGGACACCTTCTTCCAGCAGCTCGGCGAGGACCTGTTCACGCTCGACGCAGCTCCGTTCGAGAAGGAGCGCCTCGTCCGCGGTGAGGTCATCTGGCTGTGGCCTGTCGACGGCAACCACATCGGTGTCGACAAGCTCTGGAACGGCGACCCCAACATGCCGCGCTACTTCTACCAGCCGGCGGTCGACGTGAACGTGCCCTTCCGCAACACGGACATGGGCTACATCAAGATGCATCACCGGACGAACAGCGTGATGGGCATCCCGCCGCTCGAGACCCTCAAGCACGCCGTGACGGCCGAGCTGAATGGCTCGATGTACAACGACAAGCAGGTCACGCAGGCGGCACCCGACGGGATCATGGACCTCGGCGAGAATGCCCGACCGGATCAGGTCGAGAGCTTCAAGGCGCTCTGGAACACGCTGATCGCCGGCAAGTCGATGATGGCGTTCTGGGGCGGCACCAAGAGCGCCAAGTTCATCCCGTTCAAGAACAACAACCGGGACATGCAGTTCATCGAGTGGCAGGAATACCTCGTTCGCAAGATCTGTGCAGTCCTGCATCTGTCACCGCAGGACCTCGGCTTCAGCTTCGACATCAACAAGTCGACGGGCGAGGTCCAGCAGGCCATGACCGACGACCGGACCCTGTTCCCCCTCGCGCGCGTGCAGAACGTCATGACCAGCCAGTTCTGCTGGGACCCGGCATGGGGCGGCCCGTCCAACAACATCGCGTTCCGCTTCACGGCCGTTACCGATCGTCAGTCGAAGGCTCTGGCCGAGACCCAGAAGCTGACCCTCGCGGGGATGCCGTCGGAGACCGTCAACGAGGCACGCCGGCGTCAGGGCAAGTCGCCGATGGGCGATCCCAACTCCGAGGAGAACCCGTACAACAAGCTGATGGCGAACACGCCTCAGGGGCTCGTCCTGCTCGAGGACATCCCGACCGCCCGGGAGCTGGCGATGCGCAAGGTGCCCAAGCCCGGTGAGACCGCGGGCCCGCCGGCGACGACCAAGCTCCTGATCGAGAAGGCATTCGAAGCCCAGCCCGACCTCGTCGAGATGATCAAGGCTCTGCCGACCCCCCAGACGCCTGACGTCTCCGTCACGGGCCCGACGATCAACATGCCCGAGATCAAGATCCCGGACGTGAAGGTCGACGTCCTGCCGCCTGACGTGAAGATCGACGTCGCCCCGCCCGAGATCAAGGTCGAGGCACCGATCGTCAACGTCAGCCCGCCCGAGGTGAACGTGGCGGTCGACACGACCGACTTCGTGCGCGCTCTCGACGAGCTGCGCGCTGGCCTTGAGCATGTCCAGCGTCCTATCGTTCGACGCGAGGTCATCCGGGATGCGAACGGTCGCATCACCGAAGTCGTCGATCACCGTGAGGAGGAGTGATGCCCGGCGTCCGAGTCCAGCACCCGACCGAGCGAAACGTGCGCTACACGGTCGTGGAGCCCACCATCCCCTATCAGGAGCCGTACCAATGCACGCCGCCTGAGTTCGGCGGATGTGGCTCCGTCCACCTCTTCAAGACGCATCACCTGAACTTGGACGAGTCTGGTGCTGCTATCGTGTCGACCGGCGTCTTTGATCGCATCAAGCCCATCCTCCAGAAGGACGGCTTCTCGATCGGGCAGGAGGTCAAGAAGCCGCCGAAGATCGGCATCGGGATGACCGCCGGAAAGGGCATGACTCCCGGTATCAAGATCGTCCAGAGCAAACATGGCAAGGAGAGGACCTGATGGCGAACGCGCTGTATGTCGCCTTCCGCAACGGCGTTCTGGGGTCGCATGCGACGCGAGTCGACCTCGACGCTGACACGATCAAGGCGGTACTCATCGACCACGGTACGGACACCCCGAATGTCACGACCGACGACTTCTACAACGACATCTCAGCCGGCATCGTCGGATCGCTCAGCTCGGCGCTGACGTCGAAGACGATCGGCACTGTCGCAGCAGGCGTGTTCGACGCCGACAACGTGACCTTCACCGCGGTGTCGGGCAACAGCGTCGAGTCGGTGAACCTGCTCAAGGACACCGGCACCACGTCGACGTCCGACCTGATCGCCTACTTCGACACGGGCACCGGTCTGCCGGTCACCCCGAACGGCGGCGACATCACGGTCACGTGGAACGCGTCGGGGATCTTCACCTTCT